TAAAAGGAGAAAACAAATGACAATTAATACAGAAACTGCTATTGCATGGATGAGTGCTCGTAAAGGGCAAGTAAGCTACAGTATGGAATACCGTGACGGTGAAGATAGCTACGACTGTTCATCTTCTATTTATTACGCTCTACGTTCTGGCGGAGCTTCATCTGCTGGTTGGGCAGTCAATACCGAATACGAACACCAGTGGTTGATGGATAATGGATATACATTGATTGCTGAGAACACGCCTTGGGATGCTCAACGTGGGGATATCTTCATCTGGGGACGTCGCGGATATTCTAGTGGTGCTGGTGGACATACCGGTATCTTTATTGATGAGAACAATATCATCCACTGTAACTACCGCTTTGATGGAATCACTGTGAATGATCACGATGATATTTGGATGTATGCCGGTCGTCCATATTTCTACGTATACCGTTTGACCAATCCAGATGCTGTCGCAGAAGAAGTAAAGACGGGATGGAACAGTGACTCTAAAGGATATTGGTTCGTCTATGCGAATGGAAGTTATCCTACAAGCAAATTCGAATACATTGAAGAAAACAAATCTTGGTTCTACTTCGATGTAAATGGATATATGGTAGCTAATGACTGGGTCAAACACACTGATGATAAGTGGTATTGGTTTGACAAAGATGGATATATGGCCACTAGCTGGAAGAAAATTGATGGTAAATGGTACTACTTTGACCGTAGTGGAGCAATGGTTACTGGTTGGGTTAAATACTATGACAACTGGTATTACTTGGAAGCTACGAATGGCGATATGAAATCAGATGCATTTATTCGTTACAACGATGGTTGGTATTTGCTGCTTCCTGATGGACGTCTTGAAGAGAAACCTGCATTTACTGTTGAACCAGATGGTAAGATTACAACGACTGTAGGTAAGGACGCGAAAGAGAAGGTTATCAATGAGTAATACTGAGGTAGAATTCAAAGTATTGGTACCTGTCTACTCGAAAGAATATCAAGAACAGAAACGATTTACGATTGGTGAATTTCCTGAAGTATTTCGACATGTTCGAAGAGTTACTATGACTGACAATTATGTAACCATTGTGTATGGTCGTACAACACAAACATTAGAGAAAGCAGTTATTCGAAAAGAACATATTCTCTCGTACCATTATTACTTGAATGATAAGGAATTTGAAGCTGCATTGAAAGGAAAAGAGGAAAACTAATGAGTAAAAAGCCTATAGTATTGGACCATCATGATGCGGTATATCTGAAGAATTCGGACGATACAATCCGTGGATGGCATATAGATTTGGACCGAAATCCGGTTCTTATGGGGTTGTTTGGGACTGTTGGACGGGCTGTTATTCAAGGTTTTACCTACCAAATTCGGGTGGCAGAGCACGGATTTAAGGGTAAAAATGGGCATTATTTCGTCGAAATCCTCTGGTTAACCGACAAAAAGTAGGGCCGAATCGGGAGTTTTGTGGGGTGAAATTGGTGGAAAATCCTATGATATTTTAGGAAAACTGCTGGTTTTGCCTCATTTTGCTGCCCGAAAAATCGGCTTCAACACATGAAAATTTTTTGTGCAGCTACTTGGCGTACTATAATATTTGAGGTAAATTGGGTGAAACTGCCCGAAAAAACATGGGGAAAACTTAAAAAACCCGCAAATGCACGGTAAAATCTCACATTTTCTATTGTTATTAGGAATGAGTTAAAAAGTGAACTGTATATAAAGACAATGGGAAATCGAGGGCAAAAACTGTGTGCAGCACAAGGAGGTAGAATTTAGTGGATTTTTTAGATGTGTCTGTGAAAAAGTTCACTTCCAATAATCGTACTGTCGATTATGAGGTTTCTCCTGACTTTATATTTGGCGACGCGAAAGACTTGGTTGTTAAAGGTTCCAAGTTCTACGCATATTGGAATGGAAGTTTCTGGGACACGAAACAGAAGAACCTATTTTATGATATTGACTCTTTGCTTTGGCGTAAGGCAAGAGAATTGGAAGATGGTCGTCCTGGGTTACGAATAGATGTAAAAGAGATTCGTAAAGCATCTGCTGGCAAGTTTCGTTTATTTGCAGATTTCTGTAAAGCATGCGAAGCAAGTGATATTTCTTTCAACCAGAAAGTTTTATTCGCTGACCACAAGATGCAGAGACGAGATTACGCTACAACGCAATTAACATATTCTCCTCAGGAGGGAGAGGCTACTGCGTTTAAGGAATTGATTGGGACATTGTATCTTCCAAAAGAGCTAGACAAAATCCTCTGGTTCATGGGAGCGTTATTCACGAACAAGATGTACAAGATTGAGAAGTTCATGTATTTGTATGGTTCGAAAGGTAGCGGTAAGGGAACAGTCCTAAAAATATTCCGAATGCTGTTTGAAGATTATTGTGGAACGATTGATTTGAAATTGCTCACGAGTGCTGACCAATTTGCAACAGGACAAATTCAAGAGGTTCCATTATTGATTGACGAGGATACGGACATCAGTCATATTTATAACGATACTCCGTTGTTGAAACTGACTTCGCATGAAACCATTTCAGTCAACAAGAAATTCAAAGAGCCTTATGACGTTAAATTTATTGGGTTGTTAATTACAGCCTCAAACCAACGATACAAAGTTCGTAACGTAGACTCTGGTATTACTCGAAGAGCTATTGTTGTGAACCCCAGTGGACAGAAGGTTAGTCATACGAGATATAATCAGTTGATGAGTCAGATTAAGTATGAGCTGCCTTATATTGCTCACATGGCTATATCTAGGTTTGAAGAATTAGGATTTGATTATTATGACGATTATTTCGACGTAGACATGGCAGAACAGACTGACCATATCTTTGACTTCATTCGCAGCAATGCAATCCATATGCAAAACGGTATTACACTGAAACAAATCAGTGAGTTATATCGTGAGTATCTGGAAGACATGGGATGGAAGACAGACGGATATAAGGCAACTATCAAACGCGAAGCACTTCGATATTTTGATACGATGCTGAAGGACAGTCATGTTGATGGCACACGCGTAAATAATTATTTTAAAGGGTTTAGGTGGAACATCGCATTTCCTGAAGGAGTCGTTGGTACGACGAAAGCAGATGATACTGTTGTTCCTGACAATTGGTTGGAGTTCGACCACCATAATGAGGTCTTTAATAAACTCGCAGCAGAATATCCAGCACAACCAGCTTTAAGAAATGGAAACCCATCAGAAAAATGGGATAATGTCGTGACTAAGCTGTCGGATATTCAGACAAACAAATTACACTGGGTCAAGGTCCCACTCAATCATGTTATTCTTGATTTTGATTTGAAGGATGAGAATGGTAACAAGAATTTGGAGTTGAACAAAGAAGCAGCTTCTAAATTTCCACCGACTTATGCTGAGGTCTCTAAATCAGGACAAGGGATTCACTTGCATTATATTTACGATGGTAACGTGAATGAGTTGGATAATTTGGTCGAAAAGAATATTGAAATCAAAGTGTATCGAGGTAAGTCCTCTTTACGACGAATTGATAAAGCATCTAACAACCTCCAGCTATCTCATATTTCGTCGGGCTTACCGTTGAAGGAGAAGAAGGATAGAGAGATGTACGACCAGATCAAAGAAATCACATATACGGAAAAGACGCTCCGTAATTTTGTAAAGCGTCAACTAGGAATGATTGAAGGTAAAGAACCTAGTCATCCGAATACAAAACCAACAATTGATTTTATTGCTCATGAAATTCAGAAGGCAGCTGACATGGGACTCGAGTATGATATTACAGACTTGCGTCATGCTGTATTTATGAGAGCCATTCGTTCTACGAACAATAAGGATTACTGTCTTGCTGTATTCCAACAAATTCCATGGTCAACCATGAGAGACGATGAAGGGAAGACGGAAGCGAAGCTCACGAACTTCACAAAGATATATCCGAAAGAAGAATTAGTGTTCTTCGATATCGAGGTGTATCCGAATTTATTTGTTGTGGTCTGGAAGAAGTATCATGAAGATGAGTTCACTCGTTGGATTAACCCAACGCCAGATCAGATTGAATATTTGATGACATTCCCTCTGGTTGGATTTAACAACCGTCGATACGATAACCATATTCTGTATGCACGTTTGCTCGGTTCAAACAACATGGAATTATTTACTCAGTCGCATCGTATCATCAACGAGAAGAATGCGAAGAGTGGAATGTACGCTGCAGCTTACGAATTAAGCTACACGGATATTTATGAATACTCTCAGAAGAAACAGTCACTTAAACGTTGGGAAGTTGATTTAGGTATCAAACACGTCGAAATGGAAATCCCTTGGGATAAACCCGTGCCTGACGAATTAATTGATACAGTCGTTGAGTACTGCGTCAATGATGTGGATGCAACCGAGAAATTATTCGATGCGATATATGCGGACTATGTTGCTCGAGAAATCTTGGCCACAATTGCCAAAGGCTCGATGAATGCAACGAACAACCAACTCACTGCCAAGTTTATATTTGGTGATGACCCTCGTCCGCAAGACAAGTTTAACTATGTTAAGCTCGCAAGTATATTCCCTGGTTATGAATACAAGTTCGGTAAATCGACTTACCGTGGATTCGAAACTGGTGAAGGCGGATTTGTATACGCTGAGCCTGGAGTGTATGAAAATATTGCTCTAGAAGATGTTGAGTCTATGCATCCGAACTCACTAGTTAACATGAACTATTTCGGACCGTATACTCAAAGGTATGCTGACTTATTGAAGGTCCGTGTTTTATTGAAACATAATAAGATCAATGAAGTTAAACAAATGTTTGATGGCGTCTTGGCTCCGTTCCTTGATAACCCTGAATATTTGAAACCATTGGTTACTGCATTGAAGATTGTTATTAACTCTGTTTACGGAATGACCTCTGCTAAGTTTGATAATAAATTCAAACACCCAGATAATATTGATAATATTGTCGCAAAACGTGGAGCGTTATTTATGGTCGACTTGAAATTTGCTGTCGAAGAACAAGGATACAAAGTCTGTCATATCAAGACCGACTCCGTGAAAGTTCCAAATGCAGATGAGAAGATTATTAAGTTCATTGAAGACTTCGGTGCGCGACCAGAATATAATTACAAATTTGTTCATGAGCATACGTACAAACGAATGGCGTTAATTAACAACGCGGTTTATATTGCACAGCTCGAAGATGACAGTTGGTCTCCTGTTGGAGCAGAGTATGCGAATACATATTTACTTAAACGGGTTTGGACCAAAGAAGAATTAGTTGATAGAGATTTCTTTATCACCAAACAATCCAAAGGCCATATTTACCTTGGTGATGAGTTCGTTGGTAAGGTCGGTTCTATTTATGCGTCCAAGTCTGGAGCAGAATGTATGTGGACCGAAGATGATGAGAACTTTAAATCTGTCACTGGAACAAAAGGATATTTGTTTAAACAGACAGATCAGTTCGATATTGAAGACGTTGACTTCGCTTACTATGATAAAGTAGCAATCAATGGATTGAAAAAAATAATGAAGGTTGGAGATATTACGAAGATTGTAGACGATATGCCTAAAGATTATATTGACGCTCTTGAATTACAAGAGGCATATTCTCCAACAGCTATTAGTATTAATCACGGAACTCTGAAAATTAAGACGCCAGAGTCCGTATAATCTCATGTTAGAAAACCTCACGCAGGAATTCCATGGCACATAATAGAGAGGAAGAACAAAATTCTTGAAATTTTGCGCCTCTCTTTATTTTTTGTGGAAAAAGTCAGACATACGTCAGAATAGAAAGGACAACACTATGACACAGATCACACAAATTTCAGATTCGCAAATCATCCTTGAGGATGTTCAATTCGTATTCGCTCGCAACTTCTCTGGCCGTCCGGAAAAGTATAATCGAGTTGGTGACCGTTATTTTAACGTCGCTGTAAAACCAGAAGATGTAGACTTACTTCAACAGTATGGTATCAATGTGAAACTATACGAACCAAAAGCAACTACACCTGAACAAGAATTGAAAATGCAAGAAAACCCAGATATGTACACGCCAACATATTTCTTCAAGGTTCGTGTTTACACACAATTCAGTATGCCATCAGTAGCAATCATTTATGATGACGGTTCTCTTGGAACTGATGACCTTGTTGAATCTCATGAACGTACATATTTGACAAACGAAGACCAACTGTCAATGTTGGATGACATGGAAATTGCAGCTTGTGATATGACGATTGCTCGTCGTGACCCAAGCCCAGATGGACAATACGCTCGTCTTAACCTTAAGAATGCATATATTCATGTAGTGGATAATCCACTACGACGTAAATATGGTTTCTAATAACGGGTATGAGATAGAGCTTTATGATTACCAGCGTAAAGCCATAAATAGATTACATAATGGATCCGTGCTATGTGGAAAGGTTGGGTCAGGTAAATCCCTGACTGGCCTTTTCTATTATTTGGAAAATCATAGAGACTTACCTCTGTATATTATCACAGTAGCTAAAAAGCGAAACGATAAAGAGTGGCACCGAGACTTAGAGATGCTCGGTATTGAAGGTGTTGTTGATTCATGGAATAATATTACAAAGTATCTTGATGTTAAAGACGCTTTCTTTTTATTTGATGAACAACGAGCAATTGGTTATGGTTCATGGGGCACATCTTTTATTAAGATTGCTCGAAGAAACAAATGGATCATGCTAACAGCAACACCAGGCGATGTGTGGATGGATTGGATGTGTATATTCTTAGCGAACAACTTCTACCGAAACAAAACCGATTTCGTTGATAGACACGTTGAGTACAATCCATATTCTAAGTTCCCTCAGATCAAACGATATCATGAGACAGATCGCCTTGAACGATTGAGACAACATATTGCTGTCCCAATGCAAGACTTCAGAATTACTAGAACACACAGACAATATATTAATGCTTCATTCGATAAGGATTTGTATAAACAAGTGACTGATACTCGGTTCAATCCATTTACGGAAGAACCTATCATGAACGCTTCTGAATTTACACAAGTCTTACGTCGTATTGTTAATACAAGCGACCGTCGACGCGAGAATGTTAAACAACAAATCATGACTCGTGATAGAATCATTATATTTTACAACTACACCTATGAGCTTGATATTCTCAAAGAGATTTGTCAAGAATTAAATAGGGCATTTTATCAGTGGAACGGTCAAAAGCACGAAACAATTCCAAATGCTGAAACGTGGGTATATTTAGTGCAATACACCGCAGGCGCCGAGGGATGGAACTGTATTACGACAGATACAATCTTATTTTATTCATTGAACTACTCCTACCGAATCATGGAACAATCCGAAGGTCGCATAAACCGAGTGAATACCTCCTTTAAAGATCTGTATTACATATATTTGAAATCCCCGGCATCCATTGATGATGCTATCGCTAGATCCATATCTAGCAAAAAGAAATTTAACGAAAGGAATTGGGTAGAACAAACATGTCCAAACTTGAGAGAGATTTTCAACGAACATTGATTCAGGATATTTATGGACGTTTTCCTGATGCAATCGTTAAAAAGAATGACTCTGGTCATATTCAAGGTATCCCCGACTTGTCTGTAGACATTGGGGCATATTCTTACCACTTGGAAGTTAAGAGAAGTGCGAACGCACCATATCGACCAAACCAAGAATTTTATTTGGAAAAGTATAACAAAGCTGGTGGATGGGCTCGAACCATATATCCTGAGAACAAGGAGTTAGTATTAGATGAAATGGAACAGACACATCGAGTACGAAGGTAAGCATTCATTTCTTAGCGCTAGCCAATGCCATTGGTTACACTACACACCAGAGAAATTGGTAGAGCGATTTGAGAATGAAAAAGCTAAGCAAAGAGGTACTGAGTTACACGAATTTGCAAGTCACGCGATTAATCATAGAATTCGCTTATTGCCAGGACACACACATCCTGCAGTCGCGAATTTTGTTAATGACGCAATCGGCTATCATATGGATAGTGAAGTATTGTTATTTTACAGTCCGTATGCTTTTGGCACAGCTGATGCGATTCGTTATGAACCTCCTAAAAAAGATAATCCGAGAGGATTTTTAAGAATACATGATTTAAAAACAGGAGTTACCAAACCAAAGATGGAACAACTTCTCGTGTATGCTGCATATTTCTGTTTAGAGTATAATGTCGCACCTGAGAAAACTGATTTTGAATTGCGTATTTATCAAGGCGAAAACATTGAAACATATATTCCAGAAGCTGAAGATGTTTATGATGTTTATCACACAATAAAAGAATTCTCAGGAATACTTGAGAACAAACCTAAATAGAAAGGACCATATTTGTAATGGATTTACAAGAAGCTTATGAGGATATTCTCTTACACCGAGGAACTCCTCACCAAGGTAATGTTCCACACAGTGGACGATATACGTGGGGTTCTGGTGAGAATGCATATCAACGGGCTACTTCATGGTCCGATAAGGTTGCAAAATATAGGAAGGATGGTTTAAGTGATACTCAAATTTCAATGAAACTTGGTATTACAACAACTGAATTCCGTTCTCGTAATAATATTGCTAAACAAGAAATTCGTTTACACAATATTTCCAGAATTCAAGAGCTTGCAGATCAGGGATTAGGTTCTATTGAGATATCTCGTAGAACTGGTATTCCTGAATCTACAGTTCGTATGAACATGGATGCTTCAGTCAAACAGAAAGTCAATCGTATGGAACAAGTTAAATCTGATTTGAAAGATTTAATTAAAGAGAATCCATATTTGGACGTAGGTTTGGGAGCAGCACAACAACTCGGAATCAATGAGAACATGCTTAAACGTGCAGTTCAACAATTAGAGTCCGATGGATATCACATGCATAAAGTTTATGTTAAGAATGCTACCAATGATGATCACTGGGTTGAGATGAAAGTCTTGACTAAAGAATCAAATCCGGATATTGTTCGTGAACATAAGCATGAAATCAAACCTCCGAATATTTATAAGACTGAAGATGGTCATACTAAATTAGGTTTGAAACCAATTGAACATATTGATTGGAAGCGTGTTGATATTCGCTATGCCGAACAAGGTGGTACCGATAAAGATGGTGTTATGGAAATTCGTCCGGGAGCAAAAGGTTTAGATCTAGATGGCTCTCGTTATGCCCAAGTTCGTATTGGTGTGGGTGGAACACATTATCTTAAAGGTATGGCAGTTTATGGTGACCCTAAGGATTTCCCTAAAGGCGTCGACATCATATTCAACACCAACAAACATCAAGGAACAACCAAACAAGATGTTCTCAAGAAACTTAAAGATGATCCTGATAATCCATTTGGTGCACAAATCAAACCGAATGGACAGAAAGGCGCTATCAATAAAGTTAATGAGGAAGGTGACTGGGGAACTTGGTCTAAGACTTTATCTTCTCAGTTTGTTTCTAAACAACCACCAGCTCTTGTTAAGGGAAGAATCCAAGCCACTTATGATAAACTACAAAAAGAGTTTAATGAAATTAATAATCTCACAAACCCTGTAGTTAAACGAGTAATGATGCAAGACTTTGCTGATGGACTTACAACCAAACGTCATAATTTGAAACTTGTTGGTTTCGATAGAATGAAAGGTCAAGTCTTATTACCTTTATCTGGTATTAAAGCAAATGAAATCTATGCTCCAAACTTTAAGAATGGTGAGAAGGTTGTTCTTGTTCGTTATCCTCATGGTGGTATTTTCGAATTACCAGAATTAACTGTTAATAATAAACTTGGTAATGGCGCAGCTAAATTTATGAAGGGTGCAAAAGATGCAGTCGGTATTGATTCATCTGTTGCAAGTAAATTATCTGGTGCCGACTTTGATGGCGACACAGTTATGGTTATTCCTAATAATAAAAACGGAATTAAAACTAGTCGCTCATTAAAAGAATTAAAGAACTTTGATACAAAAGAATATTGGTCTCCTAATGAAAAGTTATTACCTCGTGATTCAAAAGGTAACTGGACAGTAAAACAAAAGACAATGGGCGAAGTCTCGAATCTTATTACTGATATGACTTTAAAAGGAGCTTCTCAATCTGAAATTGCTAGAGCCGTTCGACATTCCATGGTTGTTATCGATGCTGAGAAACATAATTTGGATGTTGCTCGTTCAGAAAGAGAACATAATATTAAGGATCTTAAAAAAACATATCAAGAACATTATGATGTTATTTCTGGTAATATAAAAAGCGGTGCTTCAACTCTTATTTCTAGATCGAAGACAGAACACCGTACCCTAGAAACCTGGTATAAGGACAGGTCTCCTGAGGAACTAGCTGCCAATCCTAGATTAAAGCCTACTATCAAGAAGACTAAAACTATCTCTACAGATCATGTTGTAGAACTAGTTAAGGACGCTAAGAAACTAGGTTCTGGTACCCCTATTGAAAACATGTATGGTGACTATATCAATGCCCTTGGTAAGATGCGTGATAAGGCGAACACTGTTGTACAGACATCACCTAATCTAGTCGTTAACAAAGAGGCTAAAGTCAAGTACAAGACACAAGTCGAATCTCTACAACACAAGCTAAACTTAGCTTTAGCTAACTCTCCTAGAGAAAGACAAGCACAACTAATAGCTAACAAAGTGATTGCTGAAAAGAGAGATCCTGACATGCAGAAGGATCAACTCAAGAAGCTTAAACAACAGGCTATTGCAGCAGCCCGTCTTAAGACTGGTGCTGATGGTGCTAAGACTAGGATTCAGATAGAGAATGACGAGTGGGAAGCGATTCAATCTGGTGCTGTTAGTACTAAGATGCTTACTGATGTATTACGCTTTGCAGACAGTGATAGAGTTAAACAACTGGCTACTCCTAAACAAGAGACTGCTATGTCCCTAGCTAATGCGTCTAGAGCTAGGTCTATGCTTAAGAAGGGACACACCTATGCTGAAGTAGCTGAGGCTCTTGGTGTTGGCGTCTCTACTATACAGAACCTAGTCTAGTAGGAAGGAGTGCAAGGCATGGAAGACTATCAAGCACAGACAACTGTTGTTGATGTAATGTTAACAACACTCGACAATCCTTACAACCCTTTCGATGACTACGACAAGTGGTGGCAATGGGACAAGGACAATGACTACAACACTCCTGATGGTACAAATGTTCGTGACTATGTTCACCCATTTGACTTGGCTGATGCTCACCTCCTTGCTGTTGAATATCTTCGTAAAGGTAATGAATCTACAGCCTTTAACTTAGGTTCATCAACAGGTTTCTCAAACCTTCAAATTCTTGAAGCCGCTCGTAAGGTAACTGGTAAAGAAATTCCAGCTGAAAAAGCTGATCGTCGTCCTGGTGATCCTGATACATTGATTGCTTCATCTGAAAAAGCACGTACAGTTCTTGGATGGAAACCACAATTTGATAACATCGAAAAAATCATCGCAAGTGCTTGGGCATGGCATTCTAGCCATCCAAAAGGGTACGATGATCGAGGATAATTAAAATAATAAACAAAGGGTCAAAGAGTATATATAATTATTGTACTCTTTGTTTTTTGAGGAAAAAATATGAAAATAAGCTGCGAAATTATTGGAAAAGTTGATTCAGGCGATGTCAGTAAAATTTCAATGGAAAATAATAATGGTGTTGTCATTTCTACACTCACAACAGGTGCTACACTTCAGGAGTTTTTGGTTCCAACGGAAACCGGTGCTCTTAAAAATATAGTACTTGGATTCAGTGATTACGAGGATTACTATAAGAATAACTTATGTGCCTGCCAGTCCATTGGTAGGGTTGCTGGAAGAATTGGGAAAGCTTCGTATACTCATAATATGGTTCTTTATAGCCTTCCTAAGAATGAGGGAGAAAACTGTTTACATGGCGGTCCAAAGGGAATGCAGGTTCAAAATTGGAACTATGTCACAAACCTGAATGATGAATATGTTGAGACAAAATTTATTAGAAGACTTTATTCAAGTGTAGATGGCTTTCCTGGTGATGTTACAGTCTCTATTAGTTATAGACTTAACAATAATAACCGCTTAACAATACTCTTTGAAGCCTTCGATGTTACAGAGTCAACAGTCTTTAATCCGACAAACCATGTTTACT